CGTTCGGCGATGGTTGTGGTGATGTCCCGGTTATCGGCAATCAGCGAAAAGTCGGGGGTCATGTTTTAATCCCACAGCCTCACGGTTTGAATGGTCTGGCTGGGTGCTGGCAGTGTGGGTAATTCAATCAAGACACCGGCCAGGAAAATAGTGCCGCTGTCTGCCAGCCCGGGATTGGCTTCGAGCACCGCCTCAACCGCCCCGGCCTGCTGGCCGTAGTGTGTCCAGCAAATGGCGTCCAGGGTGTCGCCGTCACGGGTTCGGTAGCGCATAGCTTGCCTCGGTGCGGTGGTCGTCTCCATAGCGGGTCAGTTGCAGGCGGAAGGTTACCTGCCTGGGAGTGGCGTCTTCCATCAATACCTTATGCGTCTCTTCCACCTGGTTGATCACCCACTGTTGCCAGATATGGCCGCTACCGTCTACCAGCATCAACGGTTTACCTTTCCCCGCCTCGGCACGCATGGCATCGAGTTGCTTAAGGCCGCCTTTAAAGTGTGGATAGATCACGCCGTCCAGCGAAAGGGTTTCACTACCTGGTCCCATAAATTGCTGGGCGGGTAATCGTCCTATACGGGGTTGTGAGTGCCAGCGGTATTCTGTTGTGCGCGACAGAGACTGATAAGCAGCACTATCAATGGAAAAGGTGTACTCGCCCAGTTTCATCAGGTAGTTAGAGGTCATCGCTCCCGCCCTCCCTGGCTTGCGCGACATTGGTATGTCCTATACATCATCGCTTAAGCGCTCCCGTTCGCCCTGTTCTCGGCGGCGGTCTATTTCGGCCAGGATGCGTTGTGTGAGGGTTTCGGGATCTTCGCCGGGCTGCTGGTGGATCGTGAGTTGATAGCTGTGGGTGCTGTTGTCGTGATGTTGCACATTGGCGGCGCCGGCAACAGGCACATCGGCCATGGCCGGTGAAAGTGCGAGTGCCGTTCCTGCCACGGTTACAGCAGCGGCTTTCTTTATTGGGTTGGCGGCGTCACTAATGCGGTTAGCCGGTGAGTTGTCTTTATCATCGCTATCGCTGCTGAAAACACCGGCGATTTTTTCACCCAGCCAGCCGCCGCCCATGCCACCGGCAATTGAGCCGATGAGGCCACCGACGGCAGTACCCACCACAGGGATGAACGAGCCCAATGCCGCGCCTGCAGCGGCACCGGCCAGCGCACCGCCAATACCGCCCACATCCTTGGTGACAGCGGCGGCTTTTTCACCGCCGCTAAGCTGGCCATCCATCAGGGTGCTGCCAATGGTTAAGGCTCCAATGCCGGCCCCGATCAGTCCCATTTTGCCTTTCATAAAGCCGCCGGCTTTGCCTGCCAGTCCCCGCCAGCCTTTGCCTTTTCCACCACCGCCAGCAAGACTGGCCATGGACGTGTGGGCCGCCGCTTTTCTGGCCGCGTACCCGGTATGCGCCAATGCCACTTGCAACGCAGCAAGTGCAGTAATGACTGGCGCAGTCACCGTGGCAATCAAGCCAATGCCACCGACAAAGGTCACCAGTGCCGTGGTCATGGCGCCATTGCCATCAACAAATCGAGCGATCCAGTCGGCCGCTTTTTCAAGGTAGGGAGTCAGTTTCTCCAGTGCGGGGATCAGTGCGGCTCCAATCTTCTCCCTGATTACGTCCCAACGCTGTTGCAGCACCTGCAAGCGGGCATCCATGTTGCTGTCCATATTTTTTGCCATGGTGCGGGTGAAGGCATCGCCCTGGCGTTGTGCTTCTTCCAGTGCTTTGGCATTGGCGCGGAAGGTCTTCTGTTGTCCCCACAGCGCCTTGAAGAATTTCACCGCTTCCTCGCTGCCAAAAGCCTGCTGAATCTGAGTACCTATCTCGGTGGTGTAATTGTCGCCGAATGCGTACTGCATATCGGCCAATAGATCAGGCAGCTTTCTCAGGTTACCGTTTTCATCCAGCGTCTCGATGTCAATACCCATTTTTTCGAACCGTGCCTGCGCCTGACCGGCGGAACGCTCCAGGGCATTCATGGTGGTACCGGCGACACCGGCCTCCATTTTTTGTTGCAACATACCCAGCGCGGTGAATTGATCGGCCAGTGAGATACCCGACTCCGCCATACCGGAACCCATCGACTGGATGGCCTGTTGCATCTTAGCGCCGTCTGTCTTGAATTGCTGAACGCTCTTGGCCAGGGAAGCGGAGAGGATTTCCCCAAACTCCTGATCACTGGCTCCGGCATAGAGGCTTTTCTTGAAGGCGCCGTAGCCGGTGGCAAACAGGCTGGTCATCTGGCCGACGCTGGCTTTGGTTGCTTTGGCGGTCAGCGCCGCCATCTCAGTCATATCGGCTACACCTGCGTCGCTCAGGGTCTCAATACCGCTTTTAATGTCGTAGGCGGCGGAGACAAAGGCTGAGGTGGTGACGCCAGCCAGCCGGGTGGACATTTCACGGCCACGTTGGGTAATTTGGTCAACGCCGCTTTTCTCAATACCCAAAGAAGCCAATTCACCTTTCGAGCGTTCGACCATGCGCATCTGCATAATCGGTTGAGAGACCATGCCCAATGCACCACTACCCACGCGATCAAGGCCACCGGCCACCAGGGAAACATTGGCAGCGCGTTGCAGGGCTTTGTCGTATTTGGCCTTGGCCGCTGTCACCTTTTCCGACACCCGGGCCATCTTTTCCATCTTGCGGGTAGCGGCCTCCATGTCATCGGCGATGTTGCGCTGCGCCTCCCCCAGTTTGCGGGTATCAATACCGGCGCCACGCAGTTCACCGCGAAGCTGACGCAGTTCCTCGCGTTGCTGTTTGTGTCTTTGTTTTAGCGCATCGGATTTGCGTCGGGCGGTTTCAAATTCCCGTTGCAGTTTCTTGGTTGGGCTGGTGGTGGCCGCCAACTCACGGCCCAGCGCTGCTGTGCGCGTGGTGGCCTTATCCATCTCGGCGGCGGACTGACCGAGACGGGTCTTCAGTGCCTTCATGCGCTGAACGGCTTGACCTTTACTGCCCAGATTCTGCAATGCCTGCTGGCCATCGTGCAGGCGTGACGCCATCTTTTCAGAGATACCGGCAATTTTCTGTGCCGGCGCGCTGAACTTGTCGATAGCGTTGATCAGGACTGAGAGTTTAAGGTCACTCATGTTATACTGGTCGCGTTATGAAAAACAAACTGCTCATTTACTGGATTGCCTGGCGCTTTATGCTGATTCCCGCCATCGCATCCAGTGGCCTCACGCTGTGGTTGCTATGGCCGCTGGATATTGCCTTGTGGCTTGCCGCAGGGGCAGGTCTGGCTGTGTTCATCATTGCCACCTTTATTCACATGGCGCTCTCCATCAACGACTAACCCCTGACCGCTCCATCGCCAACCGGTGATAGGCTTGTAATTCACTCAGTCGTAGACGCTTCAGTTCTGATGGCGGCCAGTGAAACACCGTGGCGATATTGGCCATCACCGGCCGGAACTCGACCGGGTCAATTACAAAAAAGCCGCCACCAATTCACTCAAGCGGGAAAAGTCCCGGCTGCCAAATTGCTTTATATCGTCAGGCTTCAATTCCATCACTTGAGCCAGAATACGCTTGGTCTTGTCCAATTCAGTCGCCTCCTGGTTCGAGGTTTCGATATCCAGCACCGTAGGCTCCAGCACAGTCACCTTCTCAATCTTTTGCCCATCAACGGTGATGGGCCTGAGCAGGGTGTCATGGATCGGAAAAACCACCTGGTCAATCAATATGTCGCCCGTTTCTTTGTTGCGCGGCAGGTCTTTGTAGTCGGTCATTTGGCAGCCTCCTTCTTGGTGGGTTTCGCCGCTTTGGTTGGGGCTTTCTCTGTCGCTTTTTCCGAGGCTTGCTCAATCACCCCGCCAGTGACCAGAAATACCGCCTGGCGCGGGTGGAGTTCAATCTGCTGGCCGGGTTCTACTGTGCCCAGACCGTCCAGGTGCACGGGCTGTAATACGGTATACGTCTGTTGTGTATTCATCGCCTGCCTCCTTACAGCCCCATGTGGGCGCGGGTTTGTTTGAGTTGGTCTTGGCCATCGATGGTGCGCAGCATGTTGGCCGGGTCGATCTCACAGATCACCTCGCCGGAATGACTGAGCTTGTAGTAGCTCAGTGCCATCATGATTTTGAGGGTGCCTTTATCCCCCGGCTTCCAGGTGCCCATCTCTACCTCGCGCAGCATGCCGCGCAAGTTGATCTGCATCGGCTTCTCGGTGCCATCCTCGGAGACCAGGCTGCCCTTGATGGTCAGCGGTTTGTGCTGGCCCGGGGCCAGGCCGAAGAGTTTCAGCACGTCCTTGTTATAACCATTGAGGGTGAATGTGCACTCCAGCTTTTCCATGCCCATCTCTACCTCAATGGGCGCATCCATGCCGCCGGCACGGAACTCCTCGGTCTTCATCGTGAGCTTGGGTAGCTCAATTTCCTCGACCTTGCCGGCATAGCCATGGCCATCGACAAACAGGGTGAGGTTCTTTAATACATCTTCAATCATGGTGATAGTCTCCTTCGCAGTGAATGGGTAACCGCTCGCACCTTAGGCAGCTTGGCTGGTGGGCAGTAACTCAACCAGGTGCTGGTTGGTGATCTGGGCGTAGACGCCGAGCTGCTCCAGCGGCGGCACCGGGGTGTAGTCGTAGTCCAGCCACAACTTGCCCGCTTCCA